CCCAGTACAAATGATACTTTTACTGCAGGGTCTATCACATACAAATGGGATGGAGCTAAGTGGATTGGACTGGGTGTTACTCCTACTGATAGATTGATTGAGGGTAGTAATAAGTTAGAGATTGATGGTAATAATAATCTAGTTTGGACTGGTAGCACTGCTAAGTTTGGTGCTGACATGTCTATTCAAGACAGTAGTTACTTAAGAGTCAGACTTACTGGTGACAACGCATCCACTGCAATTCAATTAGGACCAGATGGCACCGCCAGTTTTGCTTCTGGAGCCTTTGCTATTAATGCTGCTGGTGAAATTGATACAAATGTTAAATCTGCTGGTCATATAGAACTTGATTCTACTGGTGCTTTTACTAGTCCTAAGATAAAATTATTTTCTAACACTGGCAATGCCATGTTTACTGGTGATGTTGGCATTGGAAGTAGTGCTAGTCCTAGAACTGAATTGGATTTATTTGATGGACAACTATCATTTAGTCATAGAACAGATTATTCAATAAGATTTTATAATGGTACTGGTAATAACTGGTCTGCAATACTTAATCCTAGCATTAATGATGGAACTAACGCTTCTGCGCTATCATTTAAGGTAGCTACAGGTGAAGCACTTCGTATAGATACTGCTGGCGAAGTAACAAAACCAAAGCAACCAGCATTTATTGTTAGGTATTCTGTTAATGAAACCACTTGGAATGTAGCGACAGACGGTTGGACAAAAATTCCTTTTGACGAAGAAAATATGGATAGGGGTGGTAATTTTAATACTTCTACTAGTGAATTCACAGCACCAGTTGCTGGTACGTATCTGTTCGGAGCAGAATTACAATTAGAAGCTCCTAATGGAATTAGTAGCGGTTATCTTACAAGTGGATCTAATTGGATGTATATTACTTTCATAGTAAATGGTTCTACAACATTGGTTGAAAGTGAAGGTGGAACTAGAACTGATGCTAATTTCAATTCGATGTATAATTCATATAATCCCACTCACCTATTGCAATTAGCTGCTGGCGATACAGTTTGTATGTACCGCAATGGAAACTATTCTACTATTAAATTTAAAGGTGGTGGCGAATCTGTTTTCTGGGGATACTTGGTAGGATAAATAGAGCTGTTGTATTATGTGGGAGATATGTCAGAAGAAGTAAAGAAAGAAGAACCTAAAAAGAAAGGTATTCTTGGTAAACTGAAAGAAGCAGCAGACGATAAGGAAGAACAACTTGCAATTCTCTCTACCTTTGTCCGTCTTGGTATTCTTGTTTGGTCTGGTGGAATTCTTACTCTGGCGTATATTAAACTACCTCCTGCCTTGGGAATTCCTGAGCAGAAACTCGATCCAACTTTCATAGCTTCGGTCTTTACTGGAGTTTTAGCTACTTTTGGTGTGCAAGCAGCAAAGAAAGCAGGAGATGGTGGTGGTGGTAATGGTGGTGGTATCACTAAAGAACAGATGGAGAGACTGATTGAGAAGGCAGCACAAACTGCTCCTTCACAAACAATTAGAATCGAACAAGCACCTGTTAAGATTACGACCTCGGATAAAGATGACACTTACAAAATGTAATTACTATGCAAAAAATTATTAACGCAATCGCTATTCTCAGTGGTGTAGTATCACTCACAGTTGTGGGTGGTGGAACATATCTTTATATGAATAAAGATACACTGGTAGAAGATGCTAGAGGAAAAATTACAAAGGCAGTAACTGAAGCAGTTACAGGTTCACTTCCTGGTTTAGTTGGTGGTTCTATGCCAGAACTACCTAGTCAAACTGGTGGAGCTATTCCTGACATTGGTGGTTCTGCATTGCCATTCTGATCATGACTAAATTAAAGATTGTTGCTGCTACTGTTGGAGGTTTATTCGCAGTAGCACATATCGGATTGTTAGGTTATGTATTCAGAAGACCCAATACTCCACAGGTTCCTACTATCAATATTCCTCACGGGGAGTATTCATCTTATAGTATCAAAGCAGGTAAAGATGGATACCAAATTGATTTTAGAGCAAACGATCCTGCTATCTTAGAATCTGAACAAACACTAGATCTTTTAAAAAATAAGAAAGGACTGTTTGGTGGTGGTATAGAAGACCGTCTAGAATATCGTCGTGATCAATTCACTATGGATGGGTTTAGAAACCTAGGAGGTGCAACTAATGAGCAGGGAAAGTCTGCGAAAGAAGTAGAGTGCATCGTGGCGGACGCTGGCGCACGGAGTCAAGGTGCAATGGCAGGTAGTGCTATTGCTGCTGGCGTTGCTGTTCCTGCCCTTTCTGACATCCCCTATGTGGGTTGGTTAGCTGGTGGTTGGGCGTTACTTCTAGGTAACAAAGCAGGATCTGAGGCAGGATCACAAATTGGTAGTGTATTTAATGATTGTTGATGGAAATTCCTGAAATTATATTGAGAGGAGGGGAGATTGATACTATCAAAATCCCTTTCACTCCTGATTATTTGTTAGATCCACCTCAAGCAATCCCTATCTATCCTCCTGTAACTACAGAGGTAGGCATACCGATTGTCGATATGCCTGGTTGTGTAGAAGCACATGATGTAGATGAAAACAATATGCTTGAGACTGCTGACCCAAAAGGTGTCAGGACATATTGTGATGCTGGAATGCCATCTTATAATCCTATTGATTATAATAAAGATGAACTGCAGTTTACAGGAGAAGCAGAAGTACCTCCTGTGAGATCACCAGAATCACCAGAGGTAGATTCACCTGAAATACCAAAGGATACTAATACTGCTTCAGTGAAGTGTCCTACAGAAGCACAAAAATTAAAGGAACCAATCGGTACTCTTACCGATGGTGGTACTAAAAAAATTATTGAGTATAGATTGGTTGGAAAAGAATGTATACCAATCAAAGAAGAGATTACTGTTGTTGATCAATTTATTAAAGGAATACCATCTACAAACCAAGTCACAACAACAGCATCAATTGCTATCGTAGCAACTGCAGCTGCGACTGCCACTCCTTTCCTATTGAAAGTTGTTAAACCAATTGTCAAACAGATCATTAAAAAAGTTAAGAAGTTATTAGGAAAAGAACCTCCTAAACTATCTGCTAATGAAATTCAAACTAATAAGTATAGAGAGAAGAGAGGATTACCTCCTTTCAAACTACCCAAAAAATAATTTTAAAAGAACGTGACAAATTACAAAGAAATTGATTGGCGAGAAGATTATAAAAAGTACACCAACGACCCGAGAGATCTTCGACGTTTAGAAGAGGGTGCAAAAAGTTTGGCACAGTCATGGCATTTACAAGCCATGTTTTATAGGTGGAAGAAGATTGTGGGTACTAATCACCAATAGAAATAGGAAGACTTAACACTGACGCATCAGTGCTAACTTTGGGTTTCGCATTAGGAATCTTATGTACATGTGGAACCATAAAGTTTACACCTTGTACTTGAACGTCTGCACATATCCTTGCATATTTTGTATTAGGTGCGAATCGAATTCCAGATTTCATTAACTCACCACAATTTTTAAGACGAGCTATCTCAAAATCTAATCTTTTATTAGCATTAGCTTGTTGCATCAAAGCAATGTTAGACTGTGCTGCTTCTTTACATAACTGCTGTAATTTTTTATCTCTTGGAACAGACCATGTTGCACTGATACCAACGGATAAGTTGTAATTATCTTTCTGTCCAGTTCTAGTTGGTTGCATCCATAATATGTCACCAGGATTATCAGGTGCTCCATCTTCATCCATATCTCTCATATCATACACTGGAGTATCATAGAAATCTTGATATGGTTTCTGTGCTGATGCACTACCAGTAATGAATGGTGTAAAGTTTACAGTTTCACCTTGACATTGAATACCAGCACCATAAGTATTAGTAATATATGGTCCTTGTAAAACCTGAATAGCTTGATTGGTAACTGAGCCAGAGCTATTTGCTACGGGGGATGCGGTTGCACTTACACCCCCTACAGTCTCTGCATTCACAGGGGCAGTTACACTTACAGTTAGGGCAGATAGACATAGTGTTTTTATTGCGAGAAGATACTTGTTGTGTCGGTTACGCTTGTAACCTCTGTTACTCTGTTTATAATCGTATGATTTTGAAGGCCAGGTCCGTTGTATGTATTTGAGAATTGAAAAGCTTCGCCTGGTGTTGTTTGTGTAAACGCTGGCGTACTGGTTACTCCAGTCCATGATGATGTCACTCCATTAATAGTTACGTTGTTGGAATCTGTGCTTGGTGTCAGATTTCCACTTGCAGTTACGCCTGATCCAGTGACAGAATATTGATATCCTGTCGCATAGTCCATGCTGTTTATGGTCTCGGTTACCTTACTGGTCGTCTCCGTATGACTGGTCATACTTCCCTGGCTGAAATTTGGGACCACGGGGACCGCCAATACACCTACAGGAATAAGACTTACTCCCACCACAGACATCACAATATATGTGATTCTCTTTCCAAAAAGGGTCATCTTTGATACTCCTAGTCAATGACAGTAATCTCAGAAACAAATTGTCCCGTAGCAGTAGTGCCAGCCCCACCAGCTGTAATTCCGATAACATTTCCACTAGTGATAGTTCCAGCTAATGATCCTGCTGATCCAGCACTATAAGAAACAACACTAGAGAAGTTTGGAACTTCACCTACTGTAGGAGCACCAGTTGGGACCGCATCAGCCTGTGTATATGACTGACTAAATGAGAAAGCAGCGCCTGCTGTGTCTTGAGTAGCAGCAATAGTACCAGGAGCATATACTCCAGAAGTAATAGTGCCAGCAGACACTGTGCCTGCTGTAGTACCATCCGTAGTATCAATGTTTGAACCATTAATACTAAATGAAGAACCAATTCTTGAAGCTGTTGATCTTGCGGCATCAACTGTAAGTTGCACACTTGAAGCGTGCTTAGTAATAAGTCCACCTGCTTGTGCAGCACTGGCGGTCATCAATAACATCACGATAGGAAGTAATTTCTTCATAACGTATAAAATTTTGGATCTATATTTATTTATCAAACCAACTTATGTTCGCAATAAGCAATATTAATTTTCATAGGGGCTTGACAAACCTTAATGTTTGCTATATAGTATTGTAGTATTTCTTTACAAAAGATAAATGACTGTAACAACTGAAGACGGCGGACGCACTAACATGTTTGCACAGGAACCTTCCATGTCCTATGTTGACAACTATGATGGATATGGTCCTAATGCTGAAAAACTCAATGGTCGTCTAGCTATGATCGGGTTTGTTGCTGGCATTATTTCTTATGTAACATCAGGAAGCTTCTTTTTCTTCGGAATCCTAGGGTTCTGATTCAATACACAAAACAACACACAATTAACACACAATAGGTACACTATCATGACTCCAGAAGCAGAAAAGTTTAACGGTTGGGCAGCAATGCTAGGTTTCGTAGCAGCAGTTGGCGCATATGCAACCACTGGTCAGATTATTCCTGGCATTTTCTAATGAATAGACACCCAGTGCCCCTTAAGATAGTGCCATACATCTTTATGTTGGCACTGGGGACTAGTACACTTACAACGGCAATAATTTAATGGAACTAGTAACAGAATCATATCCATATTGGAAAGCTATATTATGGTGTCTTTACCCTATGGCATGTTTAGTTGCGATTGAATTATTCCTACGTTTAGCAAACCAAGATGATGATGATGACGGTAGTGATGGAGGACTTATGACTCCTGTATTTGCACCATCACCATCTTAGTGATATAATTAGAGGGGAACACCCCCTCTTTTTTTATGAAAAATTTTATTGAGGTATATGATAATGCTTTGAGTTCTGATCAATGCAAAAGAATCATTGATTACTTTGAATCATCCGATGAAAAAAAGCGTGGCGTTGTTGGATCAGCTGATACTTTTAAAGTAGACATAGCTAAAAAGGATAGTACAGATATATTTCTTTTGTTTTCATATGAGAATGAGATAACAAAGATGATTCACAATAGTCTTTATGATAATACTAAAAAATATGTAAAGACCCATAAGGATTGTTGTAAGGTAGCACCATGGGCACCACAGAATGATTTCAACATACAAAGGTATCATCCAAAGCAAGGATATAAAGATGTCCATTGTGAACATAGTACAAAGGAAGACACTACTGTCTTGGCATGGATGTTCTACTTAAACACTGTTGAAGATGGCGGAACATTATTCACTAGCTATGATCTAACAACAGATTGTATTGAAGGCAGGTTAGTTATATGGCCAGTTTATTGGACACACTGTCATCGTGGTATAACTAGTAAGACCAAAACGAAATACATTGCAACGGGTTGGACTTGCTTCATATGAAGACCATTACTTTCCACATATACAAAAAAGGAACGAACGAAGTTATCAAACACGACTTAACAATAGACGAATTAGAACAAATGTTATCAGAAAAACAAATAGATTGGTCACGCTGGGAGATACAACCATGCTATACTGAGTACAGTGCTGAAGATGCATCGTTCTGAAATTAAAAAGCATCTCAAGTTTCTCAAGGATCTCAAACGAGACTTTAAAAGAAACCCAAAGCACAAGGTCCCTAAGCACCCCCTCAGAAATAAGCACAAATACTCATCTTTTAGGGGTTGACTGGTTTCCCGAACCGTGTTACTATAAATAGGTAAACAAATGTTACGAAGCATCTTGCTTTCCTAACATAGATACTTACGACGCCTTACCAAGACTAAACAGCGTCATTAAACAACAGTCTTTCATACCTGCTGCTGAGGGTGCAACAGGAATATCTTATCAGTGTTTCCCTGCACTAATACTTACCCTTTTTCAAATGTCAACTCTTTCAAGGCAACAACAATCAACCTCTTCGTGGGAATTATTCTGCGAGTGGGTAACCTCCACCAGCAACCGTTTATATGTTGGTTGGTTTGGTGTACTGATGATCCCAACTCTGTTGGCGGCAACCATCTGTTTTATCGTCGCTTTCGTAGCGGCACCTCCTGTCGATATTGACGGGATCCGTGAACCCGTAGCTGGTTCACTCATGTATGGCAACAACATCATTTCTGGTGCTGTTGTGCCCTCCTCCAACGCAATTGGTCTTCACTTCTACCCAATCTGGGAAGCTGCATCACTCGATGAGTGGTTGTATAACGGTGGTCCATTTCAATTGGTAATCTTCCACTTCCTCATTGGCATTACTTGCTACATGGGTCGTGAGTGGGAACTCTCATATCGTTTAGGTATGCGTCCATGGATCTGTGTTGCATACTCTGCACCAGTCGCTGCAGCGTTCGCAGTATTCTTAGTATATCCTTTCGGTCAGGGGAGTTTTTCTGATGCTATGCCTCTTGGTATTTCTGGTACTTTTAACTATATGTTCGTCTTCCAGGCAGAACACAATATTCTTATGCACCCGTTCCACATGCTCGGTGTTGCTGGGGTATTCGGTGGATCTCTTTTCTCTGCTATGCACGGATCTTTGGTTACTTCTAGTCTCGTCAGAGAGACAACAGAAACTGAGTCCCAGAATTATGGTTATAAGTTCGGTCAAGAAGAAGAAACATATAACATCGTCGCTGCCCACGGGTACTTCGGTCGTTTGATCTTCCAATATGCATCGTTCAACAACTCACGTTCACTCCACTTCTTCCTAGCAGCATGGCCTGTAGTCGGAATCTGGTTCACTGCTCTTGGTGTTAGCACCATGGCATTCAACCTCAACGGTTTCAACTTCAACCAGTCC